TGTGACCTGTACTATAGAAATTTCTTGTGCTACTTTATGGGCAGACTTTGATCGCATAAATGGTCGTATGACAGACAATCATACCAATTGGCATTTTCAAGGCGGTGTGGCCAGTGATATGGCCTTTAATAAAACAGCCACTATAGGTACACAAACATTCAATTGGGGTAAAGCGTGATAGTAAGACAAGCACAAGCACAGGAATTAGATGCCACAGTGACTTTGTTCAATTATTATTTTGATGAAGCCGCTGAAAAGATGCCTAAAATGTTGGATGAGTATGATGAAAATAGCATTATCAATACCATTCGCACTTATATCATAAGTTATGAACACGTATGGTTCAATGCCTATGAAGGACAACGCCCTGTTGGATTTATTGCGGGCAATATGGGCACTATTCCTTGGAATGATCAATTGGTTGTGGCCAATTTAAGTTTTATCTACTTGTTGCCTAGTCATAGAACAATGGAAAATTTTAGAAGTTTATACAATGAATTTGAAGCCTGGGCAAAAAATATTCGATCTTATAAGATTAGTGCTGGTGATATTGGTATAGATATCGATCGTAGTCAAAAAATTTATGAATATATGGGATTTAATCCTATCCTACTAATGACCAAGGAGTTAGATAAATGAGTTTCGTAGTCAATGCCGTTAAAAGTGTCGTTAGTGGTGTAGTAAGTGCGGTTGGATCTATTGTCAACGGTGTTGTCAGTGCGGTTGGATCTGTTGTCAGTTCCGTTCTCAATTTTGTTATCAGTCCATTCTTAGGTTTATTTGGAATAAATGCTCCCAACATTCCCAATCAGGCCAGCACCATACAAGGTGTTACTGTACAAAAAGTCGGTAGTGATGTGGCCATTCCCGTTATCTATGGATTTCGTAAAGTAGGTGGTATTGTTACATTCTGTGAAACAGGTAGTGACAGCAACAAATATCTATGGGTGGCTTATGTATTAGGTGAAGGTCCAATTGAAGGTGTTAGAGATATTTGGATCAATGATATTCCAGTAGGTGCTGGCAATATTCCTCACATTAACAATCAAGAAAAAGTTACCTTAACAGATGCTGATAGTGGCAAATTACAAAATCGCACAATATTAGAATTAAGCAAGGGTATCGCTACCAATGTAGGATCTGCTGTGGCCGCTGGCATATTCAATGGAAGTCCTAGTTGGACTACTGATATGGCCTATAATCAATTGGCTGTTATATTTGCTCGCTTTGAATGGATCAATGCTACAGACCAAGCCAGTGCCAATGCCAATCCATTTAGTGGAAGTATTCCTACTTTACAATGTACTGTATTGGGTCGTAAGGTAACCAGTCTTACTAGTGGTACTCCTGAAAATAATTCCTATAGTGTTTATGATGGTACTTATTCGACAAACCCAGCAGAAATTATTCTTGATTATTTACGCAATCCACAGTATGGTAAAGGTCTGAATAATTCAGACATTGATTGGAACAGTTTCAAACGTAGTGCGGCCAAGTTTAATCAACAGGTAACTTATACTGTAAGTGGAGTTCAAGGTCCTATACAAACATTAAATGCTGTTGTGGATACTCAACAGACTTTGTTTAACAATACCAAATTACTATTACAAAATGCTCGTAGTTATTTGCCCTACAGCCGCACAGGACAATATCAATTGATTGTTGAAGATGCCGGTAATGCCACAGACATACTAAGTGGATCGGCGCCTATTGTTGCTACCTTTACCAAAGACAATATTATTGGACCTATTACCTATACTGGTATTGAAAGAACCAGTAAATTCAATCAAGTGTGTATAACCTATTGTGATCCAGATCAATTGTGGAGTCAACAACAATGGTATATACCAGATACAGCCAGTGCTGAACACGCACAATATTTGGCCGAGGATGGTGGACGTTACAACAAGGGTGATTTTACCTTTGCCTATATTACCAATCACGCTATCGCGGCTGATATGGGTCGATTGATATTACAAAAAAGTCGTTGGCAAGATTCAATTAGTTTTACAGTAACCAGTCAAGGACTTGAACTACAAGTAGGTGACAGTATCTATGTTAACAGTAACATATTAAAATTTGGTACAGATCCAAATGCTGGCGCAATCAAATGGCGCATTGTTAGTACTAAAGTTAATAATGATTATAGTGTATCATTAGGATGTGTTAGAAACATAGACGCATTATATCCCTATGTTCGTCAACAGGATCGTGATTATAAATTAGGAGTTTATATTCCAACAGGTGCTACTCGTTATTATCCGCCTGAACCAGTAAGCATTCCAATTGGACTTAAACCACCAACTTATGCTCCAACAGATCCTAATGATCCTAACAATCCTACCAGCAATACAAATATTCATATCAATCCTATCTTAAAGGATCAGATTAGTATTTTTAACACAGTAGTGGCACAGGACAGTAATGGCAATTATTATGCCACAATGTTTTTTAATAAACCCAATAACAGTTCAATTATCAGTGCGGTATTTTATTACAAACCCAATGTATCAGATGCCAATGTGGTGTTTAGTACCTTAGAAAGACCATTAGGTACTAACGATGCTCCCAATACAGATGGAAGTTTCAGTATTAGATTAGGTCCATTGACTAATGGTAGTTGGTTAGTCGAAAGCAGATTGAAATATATCACAGGTGATTATTCAAGCATCTTGACTACAAATACATTCCAAGTTGGTCCTGTTGGTACAGGTGGTACAGGTGGTAGCACAACAACTACTCCAGTCAATCCAAGTGCTGATTTTATGCGAACAGTGGTTGGTGTTACAAACACATCAGGCACAAGTCCAAATCAATTGCCATTGAATCCAAGACAAATTACAGTGACCTGTACACAAGATGTAAGTTATAGTGGAGCCAATCAATTCTTAAATGGTATCCTTGTTTACTACAAACCAAGTATCCTGAACAAATGGTATACAACTACAATACCTGTAACAGTAACTCCAGGTACTGCTGTTACATTTAATCTAACAGTAGGTCCAAGATTATATCCATTAGTAATGCCCGGTGGTGCTCCTGCTGGTGCTGACTTGTGGGATTTTATTTTCCGTTATTCATATAGTGATGGCACAACCAGTAAATTCCAATATCGCGCTATTAATCAACACGTAGAAGATTCTGGATTCAGTTACGCTTTTAATTTGTTTGTTCCAGGTATGGGAACAATTTATCCTAAGGAAGATTCTGGATCTGTAGCCCCACAATTATTAGGACCAGGCGATACCATTGAAACAAGAAACATTGTTACTCCTGCGTATCAAATGCGTGAGATTTATACAGGAACTACAAGTGCTCCGACCAATCAATCAATTAGATTGTTTATTGCTCCTCCAGTGGCCAGCGATATTGTCAATTGGGTAGGTGTTCGTGTTTATCTACACAAAGCAGGTACTAGTGGTACTGGAACTAGTCAAGATTTTACTCCAGCAAACTTTTCAGGTGCTCCAACCAATGCCTATAGTGTTTTAATCACAGGTATAACCTTTGATGACAATTGGGAATTTGTTGTTACTGATTTGGTTTACTATGGTAATGCTACTGTTGAAGCATTTAATGGTCAATATATGTTTGGTTATGTTCATCCTCGTGTAGGAGATGCGGATTATCCAAGCGACACCAACTGGTTAAAGGCCTGGCAAGTAAATGCTATGGAAAGTCTAGCCACAGCCAAGGCCAAATTAGGTACAGCGGCCGCAAAGGCCATTAGAACTGACACCTATTTCGATAGTGTTAGTGCTACACCTATTTTGACAAGTGGGCATCCAAGTAGTCCCCGTAAATTAAGTTTCACAGTTAAGACCAGCACAGTAAATGGCACAAATGGTCACGTGGCTAAGATTCGTATCTATTACAAATACAACAGCAATGTCTATTGGAACTACAGTGATTATGCCAGCACGGCAGAAAATACCACTGTGACTTTTGCCAGCAACGCAATGACTCCTGCTATGGATCTTGGGGGACCAAGTTATCCGGCTTATCCTTATCACGCAGACGATTATGATTTTTATTTTAGAATTGTCTATACCGATGGTACAGCCAGCCAATATAGTCCTGGATTTATTCAGGTAAATGTTGAAGATGACAGCAACAATGGCTCTTACAGTTATCAAGT